TGCCGTCAACTTCTTGATTTTTTGTGTTTTTCGGGTTTGGGTCTTTTGACGAAATTTGGATTGGCGCATTGTCGAGAAAAAACTTATTCCAAGTGTAAGCCTTTAGAACGATGTAACGCTTTCGATTTAAAAAAGGTATTTTCACTCTTTGCTTGTCCTTTTTACTTTCTGTATCTGATTTGCTCTAAACCCTCACGCGGTAGGTTATATTTCTGAACATTTTTCATAACCTTTTCCGTTGTGGTATTTAGAACATCCGCGATTTGTTCGTGGGTCAGTTTGTACCAAATCATCTTGTTGATCTGGATGATCTGTTGAGTGACCGCGATAGATGCCTTGCGGGGTCGTGGATTTTTCTTGGCGTATCGCGTTGCGTTTTCTTTTCCAGTCTTGGTTTTCTCAATCATGTTTTCCTTTGGTTTTATTGCTCTATTTTTGCGGGCATCTTGTTCCGCTTTTAACTGCATCATTCTTGCCAATTCCGCTTGTGTTGGATCGCGGTTTTCTAATTTTCTAAATGCGTCTACGATGTTGACCATTCTTGCCTCTTATATGTTGTAGCCTAACTTTCTGGCGTTTGCCTTGAACTCGCGCAAATCTTCACGCGCTTCATAAAGTTTTCCGTCTGCATTGGGTAATTTGTCACGGCGGTTGCACTCATTTTCCCAGTTCGCAACCATGCGTTTCAGGTGAACAAATTCCCGATGCATCGCGGGGTTATCCTCAATCTTTGCTAACATGCGGTTTCCCTCCCTGTCTTTTTTCCTTCCATTTAACCCCGTACCGTTTCGCATATGCATTGATAAACGTCAGGGGCTTTTTCAGAATGTGTGCGGCCTCTGTCTGGGTGTATCCCTTGTCTGACAGGCTTTGCAGTACCTTGCGGCGTTCGTTATCATGCCGCGCGTTCATCTGGTCCCATGTCTCAATCCACAAGGTTCACATCCTCGTTTTTGTGTCCTTTGAACTTGATGTTGTTGATCTGGCAAAAGCGATTGAGTTGTTGTCGGGTAATGCCAAGATCACGCGCGGCCTGCGATTGTGTGCGCCCCGCGCTTACTTGATCCTCAACCAGTTTGATTTGTGCGGCCTTGTGGTTCTCAATTAGTTGCTTCCATTTGCTCATTGTGTCGCCTCCTTTATTAGCGTGTAACAAGCGATTTTCTTGCCCGAGTGTGTTTCCGCCATTTCCTTATTGATGGTGTGGCCCGCCTCTTTTAGATCGAATATACGGGCGGCTAACCTCATGCAGTTGTATTCGCTCATGGCGGTTAGTGCGGTGATTGATTTGTGGCGGCGTAAATGCCCCATGATCATTTTGTTTTGGCTTTCCATTTTGGTATCCTTTCTCTTTTTTACAAATATTTAGCATAACGCTTGAGCATGATTTCGCGGGTCTGTTCTTCTAAGTGTTCGATGAACTCTGCGAGGTATTCATAGTCCTGATCGCTTACGATTATGTCACAGGCGCGCTGTGCGCTTTCTATATCGCCGCAAATGGCTTTCTTCGCCTGACAGTGGCAGATTTCATAAACCGTCACTGTGTGGCCCGCAAAATGGCTCTGACCTTCTGGGTATTCGTGCGTGATTGATCCGCGATTTTTACAATATGGGCAGTTGTACGACATGATGTTTCCTCTGGTATGGGTGGGGGCTTTCGCCCCTTACTGTGCTTTGACGTTGTGTTTTGCGTAGTATGCATCGGGGCGGGTTCCCCCAGTTTCTACCTTGATGCGCTTCGCGGTTTCTTTGATTACGGTTCCCTCAACCCAACAATCTGCATCAACCCATGTAAAGTGAACCCAGACTTTTTGACCAACTTGATATTCCATTGTGTTTCTCCTTTTTGGTATAAACCCAATGTAGGCATTCTGTTTACAATGTCAACAACTGATTTACAAAAAAGTGAAAAAGTTGGGGTAAGGAAATCCCTACCCCGATTGATTACCCGATCAAGCCATATTGGGCCATTGTGCGGTTCAGGTTTCTCTGGGTGATCTCTGCTAGATCATCCTCGAAATCTGACAGGTCAAGAATATCAGGTTCGCCAAGCGTTCCATCGTCTTTAACTTTTCGGATGCCCGCGCTGTGCGCCATTCCATTGATCAACCAATGGCGGGCAAAGGTATATGCGTGATCGCGGTTATACGCGTCCACTTCGGTCATAGGTGCATCCGTATATGGTGCGACCTCTAGGTGAACCACAAACGCAGGTTTGCGTTCGATCATGCGGGCAGATGCCGCGTCTGAAGAAAGGAGAAAAGAAAGAGAATATGCCATAGGAAACCTCCGTTGTTGGCGTGGGGCCGAAGCCCCTATGTTTATCTTGCGTTGAACCAATCAATCGCGTCCTTCATTGTGTCGAACCATTCCTCATCATCAGTGTCCCAATCAGAGGCGACATAGCAACCGTCACGATGTTCGATAACTTTGTTGCCATTGTTGAACCATGAGCATTCTGGGTTCCATTTGAAATCTGCGATAGTCATTGTTTTGTTCTCCATTTGGTATATGAAGAATGTAGGCGTTGTGATTACATATGTCAACACAATGTTTACAAAAAAATGAAGAAAAGCAGGAAAAAAATAAAAAGCCATGTTTTTACAATGGGTTACAGGTTTAAAAAAATGGGTTTAGTGCAACTGGATTTCACGGTTTCAGGTCAACCAGTGGGCAAAGGTCGCCCCAGATTTACGGGCCACGGGCATTCATATACGCCATTAAAAACGCGACAATATGAAAATAGGGTAGGGGCTGCGGCTTGGGCTGCGATGAAACAAGCGGGACTACAGCCATCGCCACGGCGTATGAGCGTGATCATCACGGCCTATTTTGAGGTTCCGAAATCCTACAGCAAAAAGAAGCGGGCCGAGTGCGAGGCGGGAATTCATATCCCCAAGCGTCCCGATCTCGACAATGTGGCGAAAATAATTTGCGATGGTGCTAATGAAATCGCTTGGATTGACGATGCGCAAATCTGGCATCTAACAGCGTTCAAGCGGTATTGCGATGATGGGCAGGAACCGCACGTTGCGGTTAGGGTTCAATGGGATGATCCAGATATGACCAATCGGGACCATACAAATCTCGCCACTTTTTAGGGTTCTTGTGAATGGCTACTTTCCCATTCCCATTATTGAACAAACCTTGGTGATGATCCGAGCAAAGTGGGATCGTATCTCGGTCAGATCGTTTTCTAGTTCCATAGCGATCATGGATAACGTGATGGGCTGTGGTGGGTGACATTTGGATTTCGCCGTGGGTTTGGCAGACGATGCATTTTCTTTGTCGTAGTTCATCTAGGTATCTGGGGTCTTTTTGTTTCTTGGATTTGTCTTTCAAGCCGAGCGGTGGCTTTCGTGCCAAGTTGGTCACAGCAATCTACCTCTCGTTTTAAAAGTTCCATTTGTTCTTTGATTTCTGCATTTTTTTCCATAGCACGACCTCTTGTAGTCGTGATCAATCATATCACATTTTCTTTTGTCATAACATCTTGAACTCGCTTATTGGTATTTCGGCAACAGCTTCGATGTCTGCTTTATCGTTTCTATCGGTTCTGCCCCCAATGGTGATGGGATATTTTTTTGTCAGATCGGCAAACCCTGTTCGATCACTCCATTGAACTAGAAACAGTATTGGCAATCCTGTCGCAGAATTCATAGAGTGTGCATGTGCTAATTTATTGGCTGTGATAAAGCAGGATGGATATTTAAGCAGTTCGTTGGATCGGCAGCGCAGTTCGACGAAAGCTAAAACTTTTCGTTTTCGTATGGCTACATAATCAAATTGATTGAATTTGTCCTGTTTGCGCATTTCGCATTTCCACTTGAATGCTGCATATGCCGCCAATTCTTGTTCTGCCTTGAGATTGGTTTGTGTCTCATAGACTGGCCTCATTGCAAAAGCTCCATTGGATCATGCCCCAGAACCTCTGCAAGTTTTGCAAGCGCGGCTTCAAGGTAGGCGTTGAATTGGGTCTGGTCCATTTTCTGATATGCTACGCTGTCCGCTGTATAATACACCTCACCAGTCAGTAGGT